CACCCGTCGGTGGCACTGGCCAATACGAGATGAAGGGTCCCGGACTTGATATTTCTAGCCTCATGGGTGGAATTTCTATGCCACCCCCACCTCCCATGAACACCAATCTGGGAATGGCGGGTACCATTCAAGAAGAGGATGACGATGATGTTTCCGATATCATCTCCGTTTCTGGTGACTCGACGGGTGGTGAGGTTCGACAGGTAAATGTCAACTCTTCTAAACCCAAAAAGACGAGACGAAAGAAGAAGACTGAAATTAATCTCTAAATATATATAAATGATAGCATACTGTCCACTGGAGGAGCTGAATCCTCCAGTCAAACAGCAAAAGCCAGTCGTGGAACTCGAAGTCGAGGAAGATAAACCAACGATTGGCCGCGAAGAAACTGAACTCAATTATGTCGTCATGGCTTTCATTGTCGGCGTGATTGCTCTAGCCGTCTCTGATTCCATCAGGGCATAATTACTTTTTATCTACCGCAGGGTTTTCCCTTGTAGTAAATTTAATATGTGAAAGTTGCTTTATTTACATTACCACCGCCACCGTTATCAAGTGTCGCAGAACCTATGAGTTTATGTGTAATAGATTTTAGAGATCCAGCAACACCCGAAACTAATTCCACGAAAATGTCATATGCGTAGTTTCTACCAGTATCCTTAATTATTGGCACAATCTGTACCGAGCGTTTCCCCGTTACCACAGTGGGACTCCATGGATACAGGTTAAGACCACTGAACATATTTTTAGTACCTATGGCGATTGGAAGTGATGGCGTTGTTCCGTCGTGTGTACCTCCTTGTACTTCAAGAACCATACTACTTACATTATCAACATCACTCGTCTCTCTCAATTGAGCGACAATCTTAGCGTAGAATGTTTCGGCTCCAAAGTTTAGTTGCACATCTTGACCACTACCAGTTGTGATTGAAAATTGTTTAGAGTACCGCTTACATGCAACTTCATCAGAGTTTGTGATGATACCACCATTGACGTGAATCGATGTATTCGCATCCTCACCCGCTAAACCAATAGCTACTTGGTTACCAAGATCAATTTTACCATCAATTTCGAGATCACCAAAGACCTCGACATTGCTTCTCACCACGAGATTTAGAACCGGGTCAATAACAACATTACCAGTCACATCACCATAGATATTAGAAACACCACCGGATGTTTTGAACTCCATAATCGCATCCGCAGAAGAGTGTTCTAGTCGAGCCTTACTGTTATACACAGTGAAACGCTCACTCGGATTTACTGTACCTATCCCCACATTACTCGAATCAATTATATGAATACCATCAGCTTCAACGCTATTTTTGACCGCACCTAAGACAGTCCCGTGTATTGAGTGTTGTGTGTTACTGAAACCCCTCACATACCCTCCGTAGTTATCGTTTGTATTCAAACTGACACCTATCTTGTTATTAGTTCCCGGGCTTTGTAATTTAAGAACATCTATGTCTGTCGTGACACCAGAGTAGATGTGCACATTTGTATCCGGGGTAGCTGTACCAACACCCACGAGACCTGTACTTTTAATTCGTATAGCTTCGGTTGCGTTTAGCTCAGATGTACCAGCTGTCGCTTTATTTTGAAATCTCATATCAACAGCGCCAATGGTCTCAAAACGAGCTCCATCACTTAAAGCGAATATGTCCAGATTACCAAAATTGACTTTTTGACCACCAGCGAATTCAATACCACCGTTTACGAATAATTGTGTTGTTGCGGTTTGTTGAATTTTAGTTTCATCAGCTGTTCCTATCAAAACCTTACCCTGTGCAGTTAAGAACATAGTCGGTTTAAGTAAATTTGAAGTACCCGCTTCCATAGCAGTCTTAGCTACATCATTCAATTGGGGTTCACTATATGTCTGGAATACTTGTTGCGATCCAACAAATCGTAGTTGATCGGGTCCTTGACCACCGGGACCTTCATTACCTTTAAAAATTAACAGTTCTGATATATCTGTACTAACCAGTCGTTCCTTGATAAAAGTATTACTAAATTCATCAGAAACGAGACCACCAAAATAGAGTTCATTACCGATTACAACATTACCATTAACTTCTAACTTGTGTCGGGGTACATCTGTACCAATCCCCATATTACCCGAAGTACCGTCTATAAAGAGTCGACTCTTCGTCGAATCATTAATCACATCAGGATTTTTAGTAAGTCTGAAGTCACCCGCGGATCCTGTTACACCCATAGAATATCCAGTGGGGTTACCAGCAATACCATCAGCTTGAATAAACGAAGCAAATGAGTTTGATGTGAGCGTATCAGCCCTCATAGCTACGATGGCGTCATCTGCGATATTGTTAATCTTTTCACTATGCACAAGAACACCATTGGTTAATGAATTTCCTATTCCACTCGTGATAATTTCTAAATGTGACGCTGGTGTCGTTGTACCAATCCCCACACGCTTATTACTTCGCCACGTCATCACATGGTTCGGGGTATTATAATCATCACCCGCCAATGAGAGATTCAATTGAGAACGAGCTGTTCCTGAAGCGGTCCCGTGTTTACCCATTTGGAAAACACCCCGAACACCGTGTTGTCCATCTGTACCACCTTCACGCGTGAGTTGCATGACATTTTTGAAATCGGATGCACTCGTAACTGGGGAAGTATTGGTAACTACCAGTGGAGTTCCGAGGTGACTAAAACCGTTTCGATTAACAACTTGATCATTAAAAAAGGCTGTACCACCGGAGACGTGAAAACGCCCTTGAGGTACCGAAGTACCTACACCAACATTACTCGTTTCTAAAACGGTCAATGCTGGTGTACCCATGGATGCGGTCGTACTCGCAAAAAAGTTGATACCTTTACCACTCCCAACAATATTTTCGATTCTAGTTTCTTTCGTCACTGGACTCGTAAATATCTTCATATTTGTCCCCGTATTACCAAATATCGCCGCGTTACTTCCATTGATTTTAAGATTACCATCAATGGTTAAATGTTCACTGGGGCTTGTATTAGAAATACCAACATATCCATTGGATGCTACGCGTACTCTCTCAGTATTTTTGGTGAAGAATCGGATATTTTGAGCACTGGCTGAAGTTTTAGCGCCATATATCTCAATCGCACTTATGTTTGNTGTGAGTGGTCCAGCTTTGAGTACTACTGCATTTGAAACGGAGTCACCATCATCTGTGTCGGCGTGAACGAGCACGTTCGCGGTAGATGTGATTCCTGAATCACCTTCAACCTCAATGAAATCCTGAACACGAATAGATTGTGTGATGAGACGATTTGTAACTGTATTACCTAGAATTGTTAATGTATTCGCGGCGGTGGAAGCTGTGTTTATGAACAATTTGTTACCAACTGAGAATGTATCAGTTGGATTTGTATTGGCTATACCCGTCGGTGTGTTACCAGTTGTTTGAATACTATGGGCTTGAATAGTGGATGTCACCACCATCGGTATCGCCGCATCCGCATCCAGTGTAATGAGACTACCCACAGTGAGTCCGTCATCTCCTATTCGCATACCCTTAAAAAATCCATACCCATTGGCATGTAAAACATTCGCAGATGATGTCGCAGTATCATTCACGTATACATTTGAACCTATGGAAAGACTGTAATTTGGTGACGTGTTGGCTATACCCACATTATTCTGTGTGTATAATTCTCCAAAAATTTGAAGATTCGTCGTAGTCGCCGGATCCATCGTAAAGTTTTGAGTGAGAGGTCCACCGAATGTGCGACCCAGTTTCATTGTGTCGTCACTTTGTGTGTATCCAAAAAACACGTTAGCATCTCCAGCCTTTTGAACCATCAACGTGGCCATATCATAATTTCCATCATTCCCCGAAAATGCACCAGTATTCGTAGGATCTGTAGCCATTTGAATGACAGCGTTTGATATGACAAGACTGTTTACTTCCAAATAATCTGGAATTTCTGTGATGGATAAGTTACCAACCATTTCAGTGTTTCCAAAAATCCGAAGCACACCATTCCTGACAATAACGTTACCATTTTCAAATACGGCCACATTGGAATCTATAGATGGGTCGAGTTCGTTACCAACAGTCAGACATTTTCCCACACCCACATTAGTTGTGAATGTATTACCGGTAACTTCGAGAACATTTGAAACGCTATTACTCACCTTAAACTTATTAACGAGTTCAAGATCATTTGTAAATGCTAAATTAGACGTAAAAATGTTACCATTTACAGTGACTAAATCACGATTATCTAAACTGATAAAGAATTCCTGGTTATCACCAACTTGGAAATCGTTGACTGGATTTTCAGTCTTCACACCAATCTTATCAGTTACATTCATGCGCGCAGTCTTGACAGTTTTGGAGACATCCAAAATGACCTCTTGACCACTTTGCATAAAGAGATCTGCACCGATAGAGAAACTCTTTGTCGGAACTGTGTTAGCAATACCGATACGATCAACTACAATTTCATCCGCTTCAATCTCACTCGTAATAATACTCCGTACTGTGGTGAGAATATCCTGCTCTGTGGGATCAGCGTCCATATTCGACACAAAAATCTGATCGAAACGAACAGTTCTACCCATCTATACATTAACTACCGAATAAAATTCCTGCCAAACCGTCCTTGATTCTCAACACGTTATAATTTACAGCGTACACAAATAGTGTCTGGTTAGCTGGTCTATTCAAACCCTTTTCAGCGCCTCTGATTGTCAATTTAGCGTTATCAAGTCGGCTGAAATTACAAGAACCAGATGGATTATAGTCTGATGCGTTCATACAAAAGTGGTACGCGAAAAATCGAGTATACATTAACACTTGACTCTCTGCGATAAATTCAGAAGTTCCAAATGATGATTTGAAATAATTCTGAATAGTGTGAAAGTACATGGGACTCATCTGTTCGAGTAAAGGTATCCCGTTTATTTGTAAATCAGCATTCTTAAATGTGAAACGATCGTTTGCAAAATCACCACTGTTTGCACCAAAACCAAAGAATAACGATTTAACTGGGTGATTGAATGAAGATATGTCACACACATTTTCATTACTGGCCAATGTGTTATCAATAGTAGTCGTGAGGGGAAACTCTATTTTCTGAACTTGTGTTATTACAAAATCCAATGATCGACTAATCAAAGATTCCCTCTCTTCCTTATCTAAATACACATAATTTCCATATATCTTAGCAGTCTTTTCATCAGCTCCTATAGTAGCTAAATTTGCTTCGTCAAAATTAATTCGTATTTCGACTTCGTGATGTTGTAATGCTATGAGAGGTAAAAATGCTTTATGATCACAGAAAAAGAAATGAAGTGGAATGAATGTATAGTTAGATGTCGAAGTTTTATTGTTAAGTTCTTGAGATTTATTCCATGTATCAGCTAAGTAGTTTGGCCATATATCACCGAAATAATCATATGGTTGTGAATCAACTTTTTGACCGCCTATAAAGAGGTCTAATGTAGAATTAAAAAATAGATTGGATGCGATATTAGCATTCGAGTTCAGAGAACTCGATTCTAACCACAATCCATTGATGACATCACCCAAAACAGGAATTTTAATAGACACATCTTTATCAGAAATATTTTTAATGTATTTGGGTGCTTGAGAAAAGTTTGTATGCCTCGTAAACTTCATACGGAAAAAAGAGTGTCCATCGTCACTAGTTAGATAGACATCTTGCATTCCCTTGGATACCAATTGTATTAATGCACCCGACATTTAATAGATGTTCAGATTATAAAAACAGACACTTTCCCTGAGGGAAGTCACTCTTCTTTTCTTCCACAATCTTTCCACGGATATTGAATCCACCTTGTCGGTACACTTTCATTCGCTTGTAATACATCGCTGTGAAGATCGACCAAGGGTCATGTACGTCATAAATATGAGGATCATTCTTCTTTCCCTTTGTTTCTCTCATAATTCTTCCAATACTTTGAGTGATATCAGACTTGGGACTGGCTAAGATAACTGTATCAAGAGTTGGAATATCGAGACCCTCATGGGCTTGGCTGAATGTTGCGAATATGATCTTCTTTTTTGAAGATTCCTGGAGAGCGGCTTCTTTCATACCACCCATATAGAGTCCTGAAGTTTTAGGGAAACATTGGTGAAGGAATTCACAATGAAACCGACGATCACTGAGAACTAAAAGTTGTCGAGTCCCCGCTGAAGCCTTTTTCACCAACTCCACCAACATCTTATTTCTTTGACGATCTTCAACTAAATATGTAATCATATTTGGCATTGAAATCTTTCCATTTCTCATAGATGGTGGAGGGTTTCTATAATTCGGTGAATCGAACGTAACCTGAAACACTTCAACTTGTTCTTGATTCTTTCTTTCAACCGCAAAGAATGTTGGACCCATAAACCAATGAAGCACTTTAGTGAGACCATCTTTTCGTTCGGGTGTCGCTGAGAGTCCAAAGATGTGCTTGGGACACATTTTAAACAAACTCTGACTAAATACCTTGGCACAAATGTGATGCGCCTCATCTACTATGAGAGTTCCTACACTATCAAAATCTGAAAATGAATATTCTTTGAGTGATAGTGACTGGAGCATAGCGATGACAAAGTCACAATTGACTTCCTTCTTATCTTGCTGTACTACACCAATCGTGGCACCCGGGCAAAACTGCTGAATCCTTTCTCGCCATTGATCTGCTAAGAATTGTTTGTGTACGACAATCATGGTCCTGTACCCCAACTTACACGCTATGGCCAAGGATACCGTCGTTTTGCCATACCCACATGGTAGAGAAAGCACACCATGCCCTGCTTTAATTGCTGCTCTGAGGGCATCATTTTGGTGTGTAGTATCCCTAAGCTGTCCGACAAATTTGGTATTGATCCGGGTAGGTTCTGGTCTTTTGTCTTCACGTGGTTCTCCAAGTTTAGAAGTTCCGTAGAATCTTGGAACGCAGACTCCATTCTTAGCCGGTCTGAAAACTTTGAAAGGTGGTGGAGGGAATCCGTAATCCCCATTTACTATAGGTCTTACGGTAAGTTCCTTTTTAATTTCCTGAATTGGACCCGTATTCACGATGTATCCTGTTCTGGAGAGCATACTTATTTAAAGATGCGAAACTTTAAATAAGTACACGATGCCCACTCTTGACATTGATGATAATATTAAGCGACTTCAAGAAAATATCGAACAAATGACTCAAGAAGTTTTTCGTCTCCAAGGAATGCTTCAAACCTTTTCTAACCTGAAAAAGGGTGGTGTGAACACGATTGAATTACCCCTAGATCCTACTCAGGGACTCGAGAAGATTGAGGAAGATAGTACCCAAGATAAACCCGAATAATTACCAACATTCCATGCACCCTTGAACTCTATTTCAATTTCGGCCTGGTCATCTTTGACGAGAGATTGAATAGGTTTTCCTTGAACGTTACACATGACTCTTCGGTACCGAAATGGAACTTTTACTGTCAAGATGTTGCCATCCAACGGGTTGTCAATATTTGGGTTTGATAGAAAACGCCATTTATTTATATGCATTCGCTCTATAATTTCTGAACACTTAGATGGAATTATAAAACGAATATACTTTTTGTCGTTGAACTCATAAATAGGTTCATGCACTTTTCCTAGAAATTTCATTTCTTCTTAAAATAAACTAACGTTAAAACTATAAGTATTGCAAAAGTGTACAACAAAACATGGGAAACGAGAAGGGGTTTGAGTGGCTTTCTAGTACCGAATACTTGATGACTCAGAGACCTCGATACTTCAACGGCTGATTCGATACTCGAATAGGGTGTATTTCTAGGGGACATCATACCACACATGGCAACTTTTGAACAATTTCCAAAAAATGGGAGTTGACCGTGGAGACTGAGAACACCCGATGATTGGGAAAATGTCCACTTGTCATCTTCCCATTCTGCACCCCACCCAATTCGTATGGTATTTGGTTGGGGTAGTCCGAGTTGCTTGAGAACTTCTCCTTTTACGACTTCGGGACTAGAACTCAAAATCTCTTCGGTCAAGTCACATATAACACATGAGACTGTTTTTCCATCTGAAAGAACTTTAGGTTGTAAGTTCCATTTGGTTTGTGTTGCTATTTCTATATCAGTTTTCAACACTGGTTTCTTGTCGTAATCGAGAAGAACATTTATGGCACCGTATGTACTTCCCCGCAACTTTTTCTCTGCATCCGGACCCCAGTTATCACCCAAGAGTTTTAGAGCTGGACTGTTATCTACACATAAGAATAACATGCCATCGTTTATAATTTGATCGGTATCAAACTTAGCAGAATACCCATCACTTCGATACTCTATGGAAGTTACTTCAGTTCCAAAAATAAAGTTAACACCATTATCTAGTAAACACTTTTCCATGGCATCACACATTACTTTACCAGAGACTCTTTGTGTATACATGTTCGAAAGTGATGTATGATCTATATTTTTTACAAATTCGTAGGCGGACATGACATCCCATGTGACACCATCCATTATCAATGGTAAGTGTTCTATGTACGCTCGACCTTTCTCACTGAGAGATCCAATCGCATCTACGAGAGATATTCCTTTGTATTTATCTGATTGTGTGAGTACACGCGTAAACAGTGAAATCAGGGTTCTGTAATCTCCAAAACTTAGAGATTTAAAAGCGGTATCGAGATACTTCTTTTTATTCACGGGTTGAAAGATATCATTCCATGAAATATTCATCTCTTTGAAAAGTGATTGTGTATTGATAAAAGCGCGATCGAATACGATCCTGTGTGCGTGAAGATCCCTTGTCTCTATTTCTGGTTCCCACCATGATCCACCAGCAGATAGTTTTCTATCATAGATTGTTATGTCATCATTTCCTGCTCTGAGAAATTCCCAAGCTAATGACATACCACTTGGACCTGCACCTATAATATGAATCTTCATTCTACTTGTAGTGGATAAATTAAATCAGTCCAGTCTTCTCACGCTCCTCAGGAGTTTTTAACGCGTAAATAAATGTGACGAAAATCACCGTAGATAAAAGTGCGTATTCAACATCTCTAGATGATGTTAAAGTGATTAGAAATAGGGAGAACAAACGAAAGAATTTATTACCGAATAGAACTTTTAAGCGTTGTGGGATCATAACCGCATTACCAGAGAATAAACCTTGGTAAAGTACGATGAGTGAAAAAACCAACGAGGGGGGTTGGATGAATTTTTCAATTGGATGTGTGACTGATCCAAAGAGGTTAGAAATCTTCATTTATATAAGTCGAGAAATAAAAACCTTTACAGAAAGTAGAATGTTATGTGTCGCTCAACATGTACCAATCAAAGTTCCTAGTAGAAGGTTGAAAACATGGAAGTTTGCTGGTAAGTTTTTATGGAAAAATACCACTGTACAAAATAAATCAGAGCTTGGTCGATGGACGAAAGAGGAACTCCTTGATCTTGGACCAACATTTGTAAAATTAGGTCAAATCGCTTCGACGAGAGGGGATCTATATCCACCAGAATTCACAAAAGAGTTGGAATCATTACAAGATGAAGTCCCTCCCGTGGAATTCGATATCAATGTAGATTATGATATTTTTAAAGAATTTGACCCTGTACCATTTAAATCCGCGAGTATCGGTCAAGTCCATATGGCCGTACTTCAAAACGGTCAAAAAGTTGTTGTAAAATTAAAACGGCCAGGAATTCTGGGTATTATGAAAGAAGATACCGATAACATACGCGACATTGTACACTTCCTCGAGCGCATAGGTATTGACACCGGAAATAGTTCGGGTTCAGTCCTCGATGAGTCTATAGAGTATCTTTTAGGAGAGGCGGATTACAAACAGGAGGTTAATAACGCCATAAAGTTTCGAAAAAGTATGAAAGATGTCGATTGGGTAAAGGTTCCAAAAGTGTATAAAAAGTATTCAAACGATGAAATGATTGTGATGGAATATGTCGCGTCGACCAAACTGACAGAAATTACTGATCCCAAAGTGAACAAGAAGAAGATATGTGAAGCTCTTATAAACGCATATGTCATTCAAACCATGGATAATGGTCTTTTCCACGCTGATCCACACCCAGGTAACTTAGGCTTTTCCTCTAAAGGAAAACTTGTATTTTATGACTTTGGTCTACTCGTGCCACTCTCTGAAGAATTGAGAGACGGATTCACAAAACTTTTCGGATTTATCGTCACACGAGATACTGCTGGTGTAGTAGATACTCTAGTCAAGTTGGGTGTTATCGTTCCAACATCTTCGGATGTTTCTGATATTGAACTATTTTTCGAAACTATTTTAGAGTACCTAGAGACTCTAGATGGTTCTGGAATCGTGAATGATGATCTCGCAACACAACTCGCAATGGAAAAACCATTCGTCGTACCGAGTAGTTTCGTGTACCTCGCAAAAGCCTTCTCCACGATCGAGGGTATATGTCTGAAACTTGATCCAGATTTTAACTATTTCATATATTTGGAACCCCTGATCCAACAACAAATCATAGAATCTGTAGATGTTGGTGACATATTCATGAAGACCACAGAGATTCCTGGGACGATAGGTAAAATAAGTACAGCTGTCACAGGTCTTCAAAAGTCTAGGGGGTCCATGAAACGGTCGATGGTCAAAACGCAACAAGAAATAAGGCTCGTCCAGTACAGTGTAGTATGCGCTCTACTGGCTGAGAAGTGTGGGGATAATCCACCCCTGGCAATGTTTTTTGTTTTTTGTACCCTATGGTTTACTTTTCGTAAAAGTCGATAGACTTTTTCCCACTTTTTTTGGGCTTATCATCCTTTTTGATCAACTTATTGTGCTCATCAAAGTATCCCTTCAAACGTTGCTGTTCATCACGGAAAATATCAGAGACCTTCTCTTTGATCTTATCCACGTCAGCGTCGCGTTCCTTCTGGATTTTCTTACTCAACTTCTTGAACCCCTTGTTCTTCTTCTCGGCGGCGAATACGGTCATAGTGTTTGTGATGGCAAGCATTTACTTTGTATCGACATTTAATTTCAACCGTTTTAACTTTTCCTGAAACTCGCGTTGTTCTCCGGGAGATTCAATTTCCTTACCCGTGTTTATAGCTTCAATCTCAGGTCCCGTCAACTGCATCGCATTAACACGAAAGTCCATGAACGCTTCCATAGAGTGGGGTACTAGGGGTTGGACAAGTTCATAGATGGCTGTGGCATAGTCACGAATTTCCTTTTGAGCGTGATGATCCATCCTTAATTGTAAGAAATGCATGAGATTGTGGAGATCCATCTTCCAGACAAAGGAAGTGTATGTAGACTGGGGAAGAACACCTCGGGCCTGTTCCCTACACACACCCTTTTCTATAAGGTGTTGATAGAGTTTGAAGGCATTCTTATACTGGGTAGACATGACCTCCGCGAGTTTGTCATCAACTTCTACAACACCTTCTGATCCTTGGTGATTGATGGTAGATTGTCCACGGAGGACTTCCGGTTCGTAATATTCCTCATCAACGATAGAATACCTAGCAGACATCTCATTCACAGAGGCGGTTCTATGCCTTAGCCATTGACGAGCGATATACAGAGGTGCTTTGATACGGAATTTAAAAACCACGAGTTCAAGTGGTGAAGTGTGCCAATTTCTAATAAGGTATCGAATAAGACCTCTATCTCCTCGAGTTGTTTTAGTACCAGTTTGATAACTTACTCGAGCACCATCAACAATAGCCTTATCTAGGTTTTGTTGGGGCATGTGATCGACGAGTTCTACAAATCCATGATCTAATACTTTCTTCATTATAACAATATATCCGTTCTAATCTTTAATAATCACAACTATCATCCATCGGGACTTCTCCGCAAAAATCGTATAACTTATACAACTTTTCTTGTGCATCTTTACTAACAACTTCGACATCATTCATGGCATCCATAGCGTCGTCAACCAGTTCTAGAAATGT